TGCCCAGCTTTCCACTCAGATATCGCGGTTTGAATTTCATATTTCTGCGCATTGGTATTGTAATTGAGCATTGCAGTGTGCTTGCCCATATCATAATTTCCAGCATGACGGAAAGTCTTGCCTGTAAACCTTTCGGCTCCATCTTTCTCAAGATCATCAACGATAGGAATTCTTCCTTCACTTAGTATTAACTCCTTTGTATACCCAAAAAATAGGCCAGCCGTTCTGCGATGGATATCAATAATATCAAACGCGCGTAACAAATCCCAATCTTCACTTAATACTGCTACTATCCTAGCTTCTGCTTGGGATAAATCACCTTGGATAAATACGAAGCCTTTATCTGGGATAAACATAGACCTAATATCTTTAGCAAGTCTTCCATGTTTAGGTATAGTATGAAANCTNAAACCAATCTTCTTTGGTCGTACTGGTTTCTTTAGTATAGCGGTGCTTCTTCTACCTGTCTCAGTTCCAACTATCCTAAATGAAGTCTTACATCTTCCATCATAATCTGGAACGAAATTAATTGCTCTAGATAACTGGTCTCTAATTCGTCTCTCTTCTAGAATATTTTCTAGTATTTGTTTTTTCTGTTCAGCATCTTTACCTTTAGCAGATGCTAGTAATGCTACAATTGTATCCTCAGATGTAGGATCTCTCTTCCTATCCTTAAATCCCATTGCACGATATAGGAGCTTAAATATGTCTGGATATGATTTAACATTTACTTCATATCCTACAGCCTGAACTAGCCTATCATGTACTGATTCACGCAGAAACTCATAACGGCCTTTTAACTCTTCTTTACGGGAGCTATCAATGTTGAAACCTCTATTCTCCATTTCAAGAAAGAAACTATGGGCACGCATGACATAATTATAATAGAACTCTCTGAGTGGTATTCTATAATTATGCTCCATCTCAACCAAAGAATGTTCCATTGCTTCGTCGCATTCGTATTCGACACAACAATCTTTGGCATTATATTTAAAGAATTTTTCAACATCGAATGCCTTTCCAATCTTTAACTCTTTGCCTTCTTCTTTATAGAACGGCTCCTTAGTAAAGAGGGATGATATCATGGATAATCCCTTCTCTGGAGCTTCTGGGAAGATAGTATGAAATTTTAGTAAACAATCAGAGTATAGATTTAAATGCCTAAAGCCAAATAATTTCTGCTTAAATTCATCATACTTGAAATTTTGTCCTATTAGTTTTAGTCTATTGAATTGTTCTTGAATCAACTTCCAACATTCTATGAGTTCTTTACTACTCATGTCTGTAAGAGGATGATTTCCTACCTTACGAATTAAGGGAATAGATAAAGCATGATGTCTACTGAAAGCAAACCCAGTACAAACAGGTATGCAATTAATAGACTCAATATCATTTGCAGCAATATCAAGGGATTTATACTCCTGGAAGAATCTATAGACATCAAGTGATGAATGAGCAATAGAAAGATTCCTGGAAGGAATAGAAGTGAAATTTGGAAATCTAGATTCTTCAACAGCTCTTTGTATGTCATGATATATTATCTTTTTCCATACCCAAGGTAAAGGATGTGAGTCTGGTCCATGAGGAAATAAAGCCGCAAAGTGAATTGTTGGTACTACTTTAATCATTCCATCTCTAGAACGTAAAATAGAACCACGATACTTTGTAATACCTGATAGACCACCAGTAACGGCTGATAATGCTTGCTCTCCTATAGCTAGGATTACATTGGGCTTGATTTTATTTATCTCTTTATCCCAAAGCTCTTCAATAGACTTTGCTAAATCTACATCTATTAAATGTAACTTAGTAAAGTCATTCATAGGAGGACGATATTTTACTACATTAGTAAGGAATACTTCATGTCGTCCTATGCCTGCATGGAATAAAGCATCAGTTAGCAATTCTCCAGTAGGAGCATCTGGATAGAATGGTATTCCAAATTCATCCTCTTTCTGCCCTGGTGCTTCTCCTACAATTAAGAGTTTAGCAAGAAAAGAACCAGAACCAGCCACATAATTAGGCATTAGAATGAATTGGCCGCTCTACGACACTTATCTGAACAATATGGCTCAATACCATTTATTGTATTAGACAAGTATACCTCTTCTCCTTCTCCTAAATCTGCTAGACAATTACTACACTTTTTATTTAATATTGACTTATCAATCATTGGTTCTAATCTAATAGAACTGCTATTTGTATTAGCATTATTATTAATAGTCCTATACCCACCCCAAAGAGAACAATAATTAATTAAATCAACAAATGTATCTTCAATTGATTCATGCTTTGGACTTTTAGAATCTAGTAGGCTTCCTAATCTAGCCAGTTTTACTGCTATCAAAGATACGAATGCCTTATCAGTCTCACTCTTAAACCAAGACATCAGAATGGCTTGTCTCCCAAAGTTCTCATACCTATCAGTCTTACCAGATGTATAATCATCAGCCTTAGATCTAAGTAACAACTTACCCTTATCCATTAATTCTTCTGGGGTTGGCATATGTTGAATCCCTTCTCACATGGAATACACTTATAATCAAACTCATATATTTCTGGTTTATAAATTCCAATAATCTTAGTACTTCCACATTCTGGGCACCTAACTATTGGATCATTTAAGTTATATGATGCTCTGGTTTTATATATTCTATTTTCTGGCATATAAAAATACTCTATCAGCTTTCTAATTTTTCACCTGATATGAATAAAACCTTTCTAACTCAGAAATTATATTATCTGCCACAATAGGACTAATTCTTGTGGCACCCCCAGTAAATATAACTACACACTCATTGGTAGGTGATAGAGCTGATGGCACTATAACGGCTGAGATACTTGAAAGTACTAAGTACGTATTAGCCCCAGTTGTGTCTTTGAACTGTATCATTTTTATCTAGTCCTCATCTCATTCTTCTTATTTCTAACGTATACTAATGCCTTAATCATTGTAGGAAATTTCTCCACATCAGGGTGCGTCTTAATCCATGAAGCAAGAAGTAAATCCTCACAAATAGAACCAAATGACCTACGCAATATCCTAGCAGTATCTCTAATTGTATGCTTAATATTAGCACGCAATAGATTCTTATGAAAGTTTTCTGTTCTAATTACTCTTTCTTGCCAGGATATAGGCATATGTTATATATCCTCTATCTATATCCTAACTCACGAAGTTTTTTCTGAACTTCTATATAAAATTCTATTTCTGGAGTTATATTTTGTAAAACAGAATTAATCTTATCTAATCTTATACTTAATTGTAGTGCTTCTCTTTCTAGTTGTGATACGAGTGATGAGTTTGCACTACTTGATTCTTCAGTTTGTGGATATGTATTTAGCTTATTGCTACCTAAATACCCCCCATGATATGGAATTTTATCTTCTGCCTTCTTTTCATCACACATAGTAAATCTCCTTTTAATCCATTCATACTGAGTTCTAGGTGGGCTACCTACAATTATCCAAGAGCCAGTGCGCAAGTTTAACTCCATTCTTCTTTGTTACTAGAATCTTAGTTGGATTGAATGGAAAATAAACTCTAATCCTCTTCTCATCAAACAATTCAAATCTTATCTTGTATTTAGGCTTAGATGTAGATACTTCTTTCTTTATTGGCTTGACGAAAGATGAGCCTCTTATTCCCTTAGAATCTATAAATGGCTTATTTAGCATTTGCTACCTTTATCTTCTCTATAGCAAAAGCAGAAATTGAAAACTTGCTACCATCTCTCCTAATTACATCAAGAATCATTCCTGGCCTTTGGGAGAGAGTTACAGCATTATGTCTATGTTTCTTTCCAGATTTATAATGAATTACAATGTCACTTAGTTGATTTATTTGTATCATATTGAAATATAATAAACTGCCCAACTAGTAAGCCGTTGATAGATTTCTCTATTGGCGATATTGTAGTAGAGTTAATTGGTATATTACTCTAGTACGCAACATAGTCTGGACAGTTTATACTACCTCTTACTTCATTTTTCTGAAGCCGGCCACCTCATTAAAATCATTGCCCTTATTGCTCTTGCCTCTCTTGATATAGATGTCCAATTTAGACCCTACAGTCTGTCGGAACAGGTCAGTAGACAATCTATATCCAACTCCCTCTTCAAAAGGAAGTTCAAGAGCCTTCCACAACTCTTTACCAAACCCAAGAGCCTTCTCATTGAATTGGGCACGAGGGCTAACTCCCTTAAAAGCTCCATCAATAATCTTAAGATGAAAGATACAGTTAGTAGACTTGTCTGTATCTGCCTCTTTTTCCTCATAAGAAGAAATCTCAGAAGGATACCATCCTGGATCTACTAAATCGCCCTTCTTAAGATCGTCTGGTGTCAGTACTGTTGAGAAAGCCATGTTACTTTTCTCCTAGATTTGAATTGTTTGATTGTTGGATTGTTTGATTGTTAGACTTTCCACTTAGATGGACCACTATTCTCCTTTCCAAAATCTACTGATAGTACATTATTACTACTTTTTACTTCATTCAATCCTCCAGTCTCCATTCCTTGCTTAACTAGCTCTTCCCATACCTCAAAGAATAGCTTGTCAGTAATATCAAAAGATTTAGGCAGAAGTAGACTAGTCCTAGCAAAATCATCTCCTACCATATCAGTCCAAACAATACGTTTGCTTCCTTGTCTACCAAAATGATAAACCTCAGAGAAAGCACCTGGTACTATTGCTCCTACTTTAGCACCATAAGATACAATGGAAGAGGATTTAGTAATAGAGTCTACCCTACCACTATTTCCCTCAACTCTCATTGTAGGAAGAGGATGGGCAGTCCAGATATTAATAGTATTTAACATCTTACAAATATCTAGAGCTTGAGTTACAAGAGAAGTTTCAACCTTATACTCATCCCAGTCTGGAATAATTTGTGGTGTATTATTAGCTACTTTATCCTTTTTACCACCTTTAGGGTCACGAAAACCCATAGACCAATTAACGGCTGCTGAGGTAAGACTCGTTACTGAATCGGTGATAACGGCTGCATATCTACAATCTGACTGTAGCTTTATTAGTTTATTGAGATAATCATTAATGTTATGACTTCCATAGCACTCATACTCTATTCGCTCAAGTAGTTCTGGTCTATGCGTTTTAAAGTATGTCAATACTTCTACTGGAGCACGCTTATCTATATAAGCTAGAAATACATCTCCATAGATAGCGGCTGAACAAGCCGCAATGGTCTTTCCAAAACCTGGGGAACCTTTAAGTAGGAAAGACGTATTCCTATCCCATTGTATAGTGGATGCTTTAGGAGACATTATACATAATCCTTAATCACTTTATCTCTAACATTTTCCCTTAGAATTGAATTATTCAATCTTTGAATGAACTGACTATCATCTTTAACACTCCTTGACGACCTAATATATTCTATTAACATTCCAATTAATACACCTAATAGAAATCTCATTCTTGTTTTGCTCCTTATAGCATATCTGTGTCATCGTTGATTGGCTCATTGATTATTCTACTTATTGATTTATCTAGTTTATTCCTAAGGGAGTTCTTAATTGAGTTAGTTATTGTACTATCTACTGATAGATTTAGCTTATCTACTACTGATTCTTTCTTCTTGGTACACTCTACACAATGAGGTTTATCCATACGAGAAGTATGAAGAGTCATAGAGAAAGGACTATCACATCTCCAGCATTCAGCCGTCTTGCCTAGAGCTAGAGCTATATTAACTTTGAATGAGCAATCATCTTTAACACAAAAATAGATTGCTTCTCCATTCTTGTATTTGTGTCTCTTAAGACGATGGATATGTTTGATTATCACAAGATTGCTCGTACTGCTAGTAAAACTATTGTTATGATTAATACTATCACATTAACTGTGACTATAGCAGATTGGTCTATACGATTTACTAAACTAGTACCATTCTTTAGCATATTTAAAAATACAAAGTAGTTAATAAAAGC